TTTCTGGCGCGGATACTAAGAAATACAAGCCTGTTCTAGGTTTTACTCTTGATACATTTAAACTACACACCAGCTCCACTGTTCTCCCAGAGCATTCAGTAATGAATCTCGCTGGAACAGGTGCTGCCGTCAAAACCCTAGACTACCTATCCTCTGAGAACAACGTAGCTAAGTTATGCTATGCGTACAAAGAGATGGTGTTCGATAGTGGTAAGGATGATGCGGCTAATTTCACTCAAGTAACGATAGCAACGGACACAAGTTATGTGAAAGGGGTTCTATATCACCTAAAACATCTTGATTTTGGTAAGTCTTATGGGGTTGTTTACAAAGCGGTACGTACACTGACAAGAAATGCCAGTGAAATAGCGCTAGGTTCTCAAGATGCTAATGGCGTTATATACATTACAGTTAGCGGTGTAGCAGAACCATTGTTATCTCCGTGGGACGGCAATGGCTTCGGTGATAACAATAAGTTTGAAATCACTAACAACCAATCAACCCTAACTGATGACAACGGCAACACAGTCCTATACGGAACTGCATCGTTCAACACACAACACTTCGTAATTGAGGAATAACCCTATGTACACATTATTAACAGACGTGCCTAGCGTTATCGCTGAGTTCTATGAAGAAGTTGTTAAGTCGGAGGCTACGGGTAACACCGTGGCTGAGGCGTACACTTACATGGATGAAGAAGGTGCTGAACAATCTGGTGAAAGGCAAGTCGCTGAGTATGCTGATGTAACTTACGTTGAGCAGGTAGCGCGTCCTGAGACTAAATCTACGGCTGACTTGGAGCGTGTTATTGCTCTAGGTAAGCCAAAGGCTGTACAGGATAGCTTCTCGGCTATGGTGGCTTTAGGTGAGCAGTGGGCATTCTTTGATGCTTACACTGAGTTCTTAGCGGACACCTTAGCAGTTGAAGAGTTTAACGCTGACCTACCTGTAGTCTCTACAGATGAGGAAGGTGTTGAGACTCTAGCCGAGCCTAAAGAGCTACCTACAGCACCAGTTAAGCCAGTGGCTTACGATGCCTTAGCAGCTAAATGGTCTGAGCGTAGAGCTTCACAATACCCAAGCCTTGCTAACTTTGCTGATGCTTATGTTAAGGCTCAAGACGGTGACGATGAAGATATGGTTGCCTATGTAGCCAAGTGTTTGAAAGTTAAGTTAGATAACCCTAAAGACGTTAAGGATGCGTAAAGCTAACGAGCCTACTTGAGATTCTCTTGTAGGCTCTTTTACTACTAGAGATGAGTGATATGGAAGTTAATGCTAGATTTGATAGACTGGAAGCTAAGATAGATAAACTAGCTGATGCTATGGTTAAGCTTGTAGAGATAGACACCAAGATAGACGGTCTAATGTCACATAACAACACACAGGATATACGTTTGAACAACCACAGTAAAGAGATTGACGGCCATGCTATTAAGCTGGCTCTAGCAACTAAGTCAAGCAGTGCTAACGAGTGGTTCATCCGTTTACTTATAGCTGCCTTAGTAACAGGTGTAGCTATTATGATGAGAGGTTAATATGGGCGCATTCAGCGTACTTAGTATGGTCACGGACATCTTTAAGCCTGCCGCTGCCCTTATAGATAACTTACATACTTCCGATGAAGAGAAGTTAGTACAGAAAGCTAGGCTACTGGAGATACAGGCCTCTGCTGTAGACAGCGCTACTGAGTACAACCAAGCTATCTTTGAGGGTCAAGCTAAGATTGTAAACTCAGAGGCTGTCAGTGGTAATTGGTTAGCTGCTAGTTGGCGCCCAATCACCATGCTTACTTTCGTAGCTATCGTAGTTGCTAAGTTCTTAGGTTACTCTTCTCCTAACATGACACCTGAGGATTACAATCACTTATGGACATTAATTGAGATAGGTCTAGGTGGTTATGTCGTAGGGCGTAGCGTAGAGAAAGCAGTCAAGACTTGGAAGAAATAACAAAGGATTCAACAGAAGATGAAAACATATAAGCAAATGGTAAACAACATACTTATACGGCTACGTGAGCGTGAAGTTAACTCTGTTTCCGAGAATAGCTACTCCAAGCTTGTGGGTCTGTTTGTACATGATGCCATAGAGATGGTGGAGAGCGCATGGAACTGGTCTAACTTACGTGACACCATGACCGTAGACACACAAGCAGGTGTCTTTAACTATGTACTAGTGAACTCAGGTGATAAGTCCTCTGTTCTTGACGTAGTGAATAATACAAGTAATAGCTTCATGTCCTACAAGACACCACAATGGTTCAACACTGCCTACCTTACGAATACACCAGCAACAGGAGCACCACAGCACTATGTCTTCAATGGCTTAGATGCTAATGGTGACACGGCTATAGATATATACCCTATCCCTGATGCTTCTTATCAGTTATTCTTTAATGTACTCAAGCGGTCACCTGATGTAATTAATGATGATGATAAAGTACAAGTACCTTTCTTACCAGTGCAGGCGTTAGCCTACGCTATGGCTCTTGAGGAGCGTGGTGAAGATGGTGGTATGTCTTCAGTATCAGCCAAGGCACTTGCGTCTAACTTCTTATCGGATGCTATTGCTATAGATGCCAGTAAGCATCCTGAGGAACTTATCTGGGAGGCGGTGTAAGTCATGGCTAAACAACTACTCGCAGCCTCCATAGCAGCACCAGCGTTCTTTGGATTAAACACTCAGGAGTCAGGTGTTACGCTACAGGAAGGTTTTGCACTACACGCAGACAACTGCATCATAGACAAGTATGGTCGTCTAGGGTCACGTAAGGGCTGGCAGACATTGACTACGGGAAGTACAGGAGTAAACCTAAAGGGCTTGTCCAACTTTAAGGATATTGCAGGCACTGACGTTAGGCTATCTTGGAATGACACTACATTCTTTAAAGGAACACAGACGCTTACTACAATAACACCTGACACTGATGATACTATCACAGAAGGTAACTGGCAAGCAGCTACGTTGAACGACCATCATTACTTCTTCCAACGTGGTTATGAACCCTTAGTCTACACTAATGAAACAGGGGCAGAAGAGTTTGATTCGTTCAGTAATCATCCTCATCACCACAATAGCGTACCTCATGGCAATACTGTATTAGCAGCTTATGGTCGTTTATGGGTAGCAGACACCACAGATAATAAAACAACAGTATACTTTACTAAGCTTCTTGATGGCTCTAACTTCCAATCGGGCACAGCAGGTTCTCTTGATATCTCAAGTGTTCTTACTCAAGGTGCTGATGAGATAGTGGCGGTAGGCGCACACAACGGCTACTTGATTATCTTCTGTAAGGATAACATTATCATCTATAGCGATGGTGATAACTTCCAAGGCGGCATGACAACTTCTAACCTAACCTTAGTTGAAGTAATCGAAGGTGTCGGTTGTATTGCTCGTGATAGTGTACAGAACACTGGTGAGGATATCTTATTCCTAAGTAACACAGGTGTACGTTCACTTAACCGTACAGTACAAGAGAAATCTCAGCCTATGCGAGACATCTCTAAGAATGTCCGTGATGACATGATTCAGGCTATCAATGGTGAAGTCTTAGCTAATGTTAAGTCAGTCTACTCACCTACCAATGCTTTCTACTTACTTACCTTCCCAGCCACTAAGCAGACCTTCTGTTTTGACACTAGACAAGCTCTAGAGGACGGTAGCTTCAGGGTAACCATCTGGCCTAAGTTGACACCTAAGGGTCTCCTATCGCTAGGGTCAGACCTGTTCTTTGCACAGCCTGATGGTATTGCTCAGTACAGAGGTTACCAAGATGATGGTGAGAAGTATGAGATGGCTTACTATAGCAACTACTTCGACTTGGACATGCCCAACGTAAACAAGATAGTTAAGAAGCTATCAGCCACTACGGTAGGAGCTACAGGTCAGACCTTTGCACTTAAGGTAGGCTACGAGTATAGCCCTATTTACTTCTCTCAGACCTTTGCTTTAGAGGCAGGAACAGTGTTTGAGTACGGTGTAGCAGAGTATGGTGTAGCAGAGTTTGCTGGGTCAGTACTCATCAATGAACAGTCAGCACCCACACAGGGAGCAGGTAATATCATCCAAATAGGTTTCACTACTGACATTGACGGTACTGCTATGTCACTCCAGAAGATCTCAATTTATGCCAAACAAGGTAAGGTACTTTAACTATGTCTAATTATATCAAAGCAACAAACTTTGCATCAAAGGATGCACTGACTACAGGTAACCCTCTTAAGACCGTCAGTGGTACTGAGATTGATGATGAATTTACTAACATTGCAACAGCTATAACAACTAAAGCCAACACAAGCTCCCCTGCGCTCACAGGGACGCCTACAGCACCTACAGCAGCCTCAGGTAACAGTAGTACACAAGTAGCCACCACAGCCTTCGTAGCGGCTGCTAGCCCTGCTATGGGTATTAACACGGTGATCATTGATGCTGCTACGGGCGCTACGGGTAAAGACATATATATTAATGACAATGCTCCTGCATCCGAGGGTAATATAGGAGATATTTGGTTTGAATATTAAAACTAAAACAGGTAGTGGTTGGGTAGCTGCTAAGCCTCAGGTTAAGCTAGCAGGTGGTTGGACTAAAGTTAAGAAAGCTTATAGTAAGGTAGACACGGGCTGGGAACAGACCTATGAATATGAATCAGTCTACACCTTCGCTGCTACTGAGCACACTGATGTAGACTTGGACTCTTTAGGATTAGATCGCTACCATAATGTCCGTGTAGTTATTCCTAGTGGTGCTACTTTGGTTGCCTCATCCACTAGCGTCTATGCGCTTAAGACAGGCACTAGTCATACTGCTAAGTTGACCATAGAAAACAATGGTGCTATCTTAGGGCGTGGCGGTGATGGAGGCAACGGTGGTTTAGGCTACTCATATAATGCAATTGCCCATGCAACTGACGGCACTGTTGGCGGTGTTGCAGTACATCTAGAGTCTGACATCACACTAATAAACAATGGTACTCTCTCAGGAGGCGGTGGTGGCGGTGGTGGTGCTGAAGGTTATGTACACACAGGTACTGCCTATGGTGGCGGTGGTGGCGGTGGTGGCGGTAGGCCTTATGGCGCTGGCGGTAATGGTGGCTCCACTACTCACAGTGGTACTGCAGGCTCTGCAGGCACTCTTGCAAGTGAAGGCACTGGAGGCACTGGGGGCTACGATGGTACAGTACGTGGAGGCATAGGCGGCTCTGGTGGTGCTGAAGGTTCAGCAGGTAGCCAAGGTGGCGAGATTACAGGCGACCACGGTCATGTTGTAGAATCCAATAAAGGGATAGGAGGTGCTGCAGGCGCAACGTACTACAACCCTAGCTCCTTCACTATATCATAAGCTAACCTAAACATAGAGACATATAATGACACACAATATTAAAGAACAGAAGAGGACAGTATAATGGGCGGCCCACATAGCGGTACAAGAGAGCAAGCGGTAGCATATAATGCTGGTAACCTTTCTAATAAAGGTGCAGCCCCTAAAGTAGATCAGTCCTTATGGGAGGCAGTTATGTCATCAGTCGGTTCAATACCGAGCATCCCTAATATAGCTAAGTCTGTAGGATCTGCTTTAGTAGATGAAGTACAGTATGGCATGAATGATCAGGCTAAGGCTAACTATGCAAGTATGGAAGCGTCAGGGCATCCCTCCTCACAGTGGGATCAGATGTCTAGACAGGAGAAAGTACAAGCTGCTCGGTCACAGCAAATGAAGGAACAGCTCCCTCATGCCTTCATTGGTAGTCCAACTACTGACGCTCAACGTGCTGCAGTAGCTAATGGCACTGTAAACCCTACAGGAGGTCTAGTAGGATCAGGAGGTAATGGGAGTCAAGGTGCTAATAGCGAAGCCAATCAAGAAGGAGCTGGCGGTGATGCAGTATCCCGTCTTGCAGCAGCCAGAGCTCCTCGTGGACTTACATTCAGCAATCTATTTGGCAGTACTGGTTATAACCCTGAGACTGGTCAGTTCGAGCAAACAGATAGTGATGAGTATGCTCAGTTCCAGCAGGGACTACTAGGGCAGATGCAGAGCTCTCAGGAGGCCTATCAGAACTTTAATCCTCAAGATGCAGCCTCAGAGTACCTACGTGGTGTAAACGCCATTAGAGAGCCTCTCAGAGCGGGACAGACACAGTCTGCCTTGAGTCGTCTAGTTCAGTCTGGTAAACTAGGTGCTACTGCAGGTACTCAGGCTTTAGCTCAATTAGAGTCTGAACAAGAGAACCAACGATTCCAAGAAGGTGTACAGGCTACTCAGTATGGTACACAGATGCAGGATCGTATGTTACAGAACCAAGCAGGTCTATTTGGTCTAGCTGGTAATGTAGCTCAACAGCAGTTCGCTGGACAACAGCAAGCTCTAGGTGCTGTACCTCTACTACAAGAGATTAACTCTTTTGCTGAAGAACCTGCCTTCCAACGTGACTTGGCTCAGATGGGCATAGATGCTCAGAAGAGTGCTAATAACACAAGTATGTTTGGTGATATATTCAAGACTATCATTGGTCTAGGTTAATAAGGAGTATAAGTAATGGCTAGTGGATTATTCGGCTCAGGCCCACAATCAAACATCTTACAGACAGTACAGTCTTCCTATGCGGGTATGCTCGATGCTGAGAAGCAGAAGGGCGTAGCAATGCGTGAAGCTATGGGAGCCTTTGGGCAGGCCATAGACCCTAAGACTATCGGTATGAAGAAGTTCAAGAAACAGTTTGCAGAAGCAGACTGGACTAACCCAAATACATACTTTGAGGCTAGTAAGTTCATCAGTGCCTTTGATCCTAGTGGTGCTATGAGCATGGCTCAGAACGGTATGCAGCTACAGGCCTCTCAGGCTCCTAAGACTGAGAAGCAAGAGTATATCACACAGTCCAGAATAACTGATGATGTAGAATTTCAAGGAGCTATGAATAAGACAACAGGAGTATGGACATCTGCTGGCGGCACAGGTAAGGCAACAGGTAGTAAAGTAAGCAAGCAAGTATCAGGGGCAGACCTAAATCTACAACATAAAACTAATAATTATACGCCTGATGTAATGTATAACGTCAATGGATCTACAGGAGTTATCTCTTCTGTAGGTAAGACAGGAAAGCCTGTTGAGGTTAAAGGAGAAACAACTACCTCAAAAGAAGTAACGGAAGCTTATGGGTTTAAAGCAGGATCGGAGCCTCACAAGAAAGTGATGCAGTCTATCTTAGACGTAGACCCTAGTATTACTGTTACTGAGATAAAAGCAGTTAGGACTGACTGGAATAAAGTAACAGAAACCGAACGGGAGGCTATTAAGACTGCAGATGAGGTAATAGACTTAGCTACTCTTAGCCAGTTAAGTAATGACCCAGAACAGATCTCTGTAGTTGTAGACCGTCTTGTTTCACGTATGTTTGGAGGGTCTGATTCTAAGGCTCAGTCAGAGATGAAGGCATTCCGTGACTCAGGTTCTTTCAGTAAGAACATTGCTGATGCTGCAATTAACTTTCTTTCTGGTAGTTATACTAAAGAGACTTTTGAAGGTTTTAAGAAGCTAGCAGAATTCACTAAGAATAGGAATGTTGTATCGTACAATAAAAAACTTAAGCAAGCGACTGATTCGTATGCTCTATCTAAGAACATGAACGCAGAGCAGGTTGGTACTATTCTAGGGGAAGCTATGCAAAAGAGTAGCAAAATACCTCAACCCACTAAAGGAGATACCTTAGTTGTTAAAGGAGTAACTCTTACGTATGTTGGTGGTAATCACTTAGACTTAAGTAATTGGGTGACTAAATGACAGGAATAACACAGGAAGAGTTTGAAGAGGCTCTTAAAGCTAGTTCAGCGAGTACTGCTACTACCGCAAAAGATAAAGGAGTCTCCCAAGAGGACTTCGAGGATGCTCTAAGCTCTGTCCGTTCCTCTACCTTTGAGGATGAGGAGGGGCAGAGAGTTAAAGCTTCTCAACAGCAAGAAGGAGAAGGGTGGATGGCTTTTACTTCTAGGCATCTCGCTGACTCTTTTGAACGGGGGGTTGTGAGCTCTGTTGACTTTGCTGTTCCTGACGATCTTCTAGATAAAATCAGAGGAGAAAGCACTAGGGGCATGGATGTTAACCAACCATACCTTCACCAGAATCCTACTAGGTTTATGGATGCTCAGGAGTTAAAAGGACACCGTAACTACATACGTAACTTCTTCTTTAGCGGTGACGAGCCTTTACCCCCTACATCTGATGACCTCTCTCCTACAGAGCAGGTAGTTCGCTTTGTGTCAGCAGGCACTGAAGCAGCTAGTGATATGACTAACTTAGCGAATACAGCGCCTCGTATAGCATACAACATGGCTCAGTCTATATTACCAGCTGCTGTGGCAGATACTGTAATACTACACACCTCTGATGCGATTGCTAGTTCTGACCTAAGTTCTAGCACGAAACAGAATGTATTAATCTCATTAGGCGTATTGTCTGGTGTTGCTACGGGAGTAGCTCAGTCTCCTATTACAGCAGGGTATCAAGCATATAAAAGTGTAAAGAACATTAACGGTAAAGGTGAAGTATCTAAATACCTCAAAGGAGAGCAGAAGAGGTTTGCAGACGCTGTAGTTGAGTCTCAAGGTGATTTCTATAACATTATGGAAAGAGCTCAAGTCCTCCAAACAAAGATGGGAGGTGAGCCTCTTAAAATAGTACCGATAGTAGCTGCTCTTCAGAATGATATAATGAAGGGTAAGTTCCTTGAGTACTATTCTGATGGTAGAGATCCTGTATTCAGGGCTAAGATTGATGAGGCTGTTAGTGAGTTTGTTACACGACAAGACGCATATCTTAAACAACTAGCTGTGTCTCCTGAAATGGAGAATGTTAAGTTACCTAAGATAATAGCTAAAGAGCAGGAAAAGAGATTAGTCTTTGAGGAAAAGAGGCAGGCTCATATTGAGGGTAAGATTCAGATTATAGATGAGCAGATGAGTAAACTAACTACTGCCTTGACTAAGAATGGATCTAAGACTGACATAGGAATGGCAGCTAAAGGGCTTTTAGATAAAAAGAGAGCCTTAGTCAGGCAGCGGTTTAATCCTATGTATGCTGAGTGGAAGAAAACTGCTACCGATTCAGGGGTCACAATGCCTTCTGAACAGGTATCTGGTCTGTTAGATTGGGTTAATAACTTACCCACTGACGAGGGCCGTTTCTTAAAGAACTTCAGTCCTCTATTAGAAGTTAAGACAAAGACAAAGACAAAGACAACAACGGAGCAAGGCTTATTTGTCTTTGACAAAGAAGGGAACATAAGTCAAAAGCCTGATGTAACAACTACTAGTGTTGTTGATGAGTATACCCCTGCTGATGTCCTGAATTTAAAGAACACTGTTAACGGGCGTATACGTGATCTAACAGGGACTCTAGATTCCAAAGGTAAGGTACAACTTCGTTTATTGAATGATTTTAAAGGCGTGTTGAACCAAGCAATTGATGAGATGCCTAACGGATATGGTACTTCATTGCGTAACATAGACCTAGCCTACTATACTGAAATGGGAATCCCTTTCAATAGCGCAGGCGTGTCTAAGATGTCTGTTAATAAGTTTACCTCTACAGTAGCTCAGGATCTTACTAAGCTACAAAACGCAAGAGACTTCTTAGGAGCTGCAGGGGAAGATGGTGTTCCCGTACTAAAGGATGCCATATACACCCGTATTCATTCAAAAGCAATTAAGAGTAATGACATTGCCAATGAGAAGTCCATTATGGACTGGCTTGCTGATGAAGACAATGCAGCTTTAGTCGATTTGGTTCCTAACTTACGAGATGAGTTAACAGATGGAGCTACTGCCTTATCTAACGCTCGGGCTTTAAAGGCACGTTTAGAAGTAGACTACAGGCGTAATGCCTTCCAAGCTACTGATGACTTCCTTGAGGCTGTAGGTCGTTCAGGACTAGACTCCACCGTAGCTTCTCTCTTAAAGAGTGATGGGGCTAGTATGGATACTATTCTTCCGCTATTTAAGCATATGGACGCTGAGAGTACGGAGATGTTTAAAACAGGCATACGTTTAAAGCTTGTAGACAGAGCATTGAACTTTAAAAAACCTAACCACATAGAAGGAGGCTCTAAACACGCAGCAGTAGATTATATTAATGCTAATCGTGAGGTATACACTGAGTTCTTTGGAGGGGATTATATGAAGAATATAGAAGGAGCTATGGAGATGTTTGATATAGTGTCTACTCTACAGACTTCTAATGTTCCATTTAGAACGAGCTCTCTCTCCACTGAGCTACTTCAGAAAGAGTTAGGCGTGGGTGTATCAGGAATAACATCAGCATATCGTAGAACAGTAGGGGGTGTTGTATCACCTGCCCATGCAGCAACTGGATTAGGCTCTAGAATGGCCCAGTCTAAGTTGGATGCTAAGCGATCTGGTAAGTTAATGGATCTACTCTTTAACCCCTCTATAGTGTCAGAACTAGCTAGGGAGTATAAGAACTATAAAGCTGCCACTAAGACTGAGAAGCTCAAGGCTGCTCTTAAAGGAGCGGGTAATGTAATACTGCGTAATTCACTCAGGGGTTCTTATATAGGAGGACGAGAGGCTGTTCTCGATAAACTAAAGGAAGAGGAAAAGTAAATGTTTGATTTCATAGGAATGTGGGAACAGGCTAAAGATGAGCTAGAGGGTATGTGGGCTTCATTAGACACAACTAAGTCTGCAGCCCAAGCCTCTGATGCCATTAAGCGTTTTGCAGGTACTCCTGAGAATGCTACTATGGTTGCTGCTATAGAGAAGTCTAGGAAAGGAGCAGAGCCTGTAGTATTGGCTCCTGCCCCTGCTCCTACTCCTGTAGCTCCTGAGCCTGTCCCTACTCAAGAGTTGGACTTGTTTGAAGACACTGCTACAGACAACAGTATTGTACCTACTGAGGAAGCACCTGCTTTAGCTCCTCAAGGTGAAACACCTGAGCCTGTAGTAGAGGTAGAGAGTAATACTTCAATCATAAATAAAGTAGAAGCTGTATTCCCTTCTAATGGTATTCTGAGTGAGATAGCTCAGGCGGAGTCTCTAACAGGAGAAGATCCAAATACCTATAGGGAAGGATATTATGGAGGAATGATGCAGGTGGACGAGGTAGGCTTTGAGGATACTCAAGATGTAGGCTCACACCCTAAGCTAAAGAAGCAGTTTGCTAAGATTAAGAAGGAGTTCGGTAAGGACTGGCCTTCCATGACTTGGCAAGATATGACTGATCCTTTGAATAGCGCCATCGCAGCACGTTTGAAACTACTAAATGTAGATGATCCTATCCCTACTACGAAGGCTGGAAGGGCAGCTTATTGGAAGAAGTACTATAACACTGTAGCAGGTAAAGGTACTGTAGAGCACTTTAAAGACTCTAACAAGTAAACCTTCAGGCAGTAAAAAGCCCCCTTAGATCACTCTTTGGGGGCTTTTGTTTGTCTACTTATTACCGTTCTTATCTTCTAACTCTATGAGTAAATCAACGTACTGTTTGATCTTCTCTAAGTCCTCTATGCCGTTCTTATCTCGCCATCTGGATATATACTTTACTATACACCCTTCAATGAATCCAAGACCATTGGCATGTATATACTCAATAGGTTGGATAGTTGAATTCATATAGTGATCCCCGCCTACCTGACGGCTTAATGCGCTATCCATCCTCAAAGTCTCCTTTATCTATTGCTATCATTAGTTTATCGTCAAACCTTTCGAGTAAGTCCTCCGTAGAGATATTGAGTATCTCCACTAAGAGGTCTGTATCATAGTCTCTAACGATGTCTTCTATTAGTTCTTCTACTGTTTTAGACATTAGCACTCCATGTGTTAAGAGCTTTCATACTGTCCTGACAGAACCACTTAATGCCGTGCTTCTCACACCAGCCCGCATTAGTTAGCTTAGAGCCTTTACGTAGCTTCTGGTGAGGCTTAGACCATACGAAGGCAAGGATCTTACCCTCTTTGAGCATCTGCTCATTGATAGCCTTATACTTCTGAGTATCCCCTGATCTAAAGAATCCTTTGACTTCAATGTAGATATTACCCTTTATGAAGTCTGGATTATAAGTCCTGTGGATGGTGTACTTCATCTTCTCAGACTCATACCCCCAATCCGCAAGTCCTATAGCTACTCTTGCTTCTAGCTTACTTCGATACTTTGGAAGTTGCTTTGACATTAGTCGTTTCCTTCAATAGAGCCTGTACCATTTGACCTGTACTGTCGATGAAAGGACTACCGTGAAGTGACCAGCCTTCATTCAAGAGAGTATTAATAGCCTCTTCAAAGCGTTCTGATCTAGGGGTTTGTACTACTTTAAATTCAATCTTGGTCATGTGCTATGTCTTCTTTAGTTCGTTTACGCGTGGTAGGTTCCACACTTCGGTTAGAAACTTAGGGCCTGTACTATACAAGAATGTTCTTAATTCAGGGTAGCAGGTGTGCTTATAAGGACAATAGGAGCATTGTGTAGATAACTTCATGTTCCCACTCTTACCGTCTGGTACTGGGTGGCTACAGGGCTCAGGCATTTCATCTTTAGAGGTTATATCCTGTAAGTGAGTGATCCTGTCCTCAATGCTCTTACCTTCTGTCAAGTCTATCATTGCTAGGGCGAGGTGTCCATTACCTTTGTCCATAGCTAACCAACCCCCTTCTGTAACCCCTAAGCCTGCACCATAGCCCTTGAGTTGGTCTACATACCCGAAGGGGTCATCGAACTCTACAGTGTTATCCTTGAACTTCTTGAAGGCAAAGCTAGAGGCAGACTTAACGTCAATCAACTTACCATCAATCGTACAGTCCATTGAGCCTTTAACGCCATTGATCTCTACCTTAGCCTGTTCATTCTCTACAGTGTGACCACTCAGACGTACTAATAAGAGCACCAGCTCCTCTATAACGTGCCCGTAGAGGAACTTAATCAACGTAGAGGGCTCTAGCTCCTCGCGTGGGTAGTTCTTAGAGTTAAGCCATACCTGTCTATCGGGTTTGCCTACGGACGACATACGCAAGCGTGTGGTGTCTCCTCTATTATCGAACATAGACTTAAAGACTGCTTCCTTTACATTCTCTCCGAAGAGTTGGAAGATCTTATCTATGTCTACGTCTGGGTCTACTTTACTGGTACTGAGTACACTATATATATCATCTACTAACGTGTCTAATGTCTTAGTCATCTTGTTCTAATTCCTTATCACTGATTCGTTTATGTTCAATACTATGACAGTTAGCACACACTAGAATACACTTATCGACTTCAATGTAGAGAGTGGTATCACTAGCAGTACCTAACATAGCACCTATGACACCTCTCTTGAGTGCAGGGTCAACGTGATGATACTCATAGATTTCAGGGTGGTGTAGATCACTAATCCCACAGTGCTCACATTTAGATCCTTTGTATTTAAAGACCTCGAACCACCTAGCTCTCCTCTTAGCCTTATTACAAGGGATACAAGTTCCCTGCTTACCATCTGTATTTGAGTAATGGTCATAGTAAAACTCCCTTCCCTTCTCCGCATAACACTTGACACACTTCTTAGTGGCAGTCATACCAGTTATTTCCTATCTTTGATTCCCCGTCTAAGGGGCAGTTCATCTTTAGCTCAACACCAGCATTGATGATGGCTTCTACTGCTAGTACACCGAATCGTTCAGAGTGCTCCTCTAGAACTTGTGTTTGGTATTCATCGTGTATATTGCCTACAAACTTAAAGTCAAGCTTTTCCTTCTTAGCTGCAGCATATAATAACACAAGTGCTTGCTTCATAACAATTGCACCTGCAGACTGTAAGAGGTAATTAGGGGCTGAGTGCTCTGATTTAACCCATATCTTACGACCATCCAACCCCTTCAAGAATCCTCTGTTAGATGCTCTCTTCACTTGAGTGATTAGCTTCTCTAGGGCTGGGATACTATCAAAGAATGTCTTCTTGATCTTCTTACCGTCTTTAGCTCCTCCGCCTACGATCTCTCCTATCTTAACGTCACCTCCGCCATACAGAAAAGCGTATATGAAAGTCTTCGCTTGATCTCTGCTGGTTAGTCCTGCCATATTCATGTTGTAGGTATGAATGTCACCATCTAAGATCTGCTTAGTGTACTCCTCATCCTTTAGGTAAGAGGCTAACATTCTTAATTCTAAACCAGAAGCATCACAACCAACTAGCTTATACCCTTTAGGTACAATCCAACATTCTCTGCATTCCTTACCGTAGGGACTATAGGAGGCAGGTACTTGAGCTACGTTAGGGCTGCTGTGACTCATCCGGTTTGTCTGAGCGCCTATAGGGTTAACGTAACCATGTACTCTACCGTCATCTGCTACCGATTCAATCCAGCTTGATACCATTCCTACACGCTTCTGTAGGAGTAGGTAGTCTTTAATCATAACAGCTTCAGGGATGTCCACTCCTTCTAGCACCTGCTCATCTATCTTAGGCTTCCCTGTCTCTGTAAACTCTAGAGGTGTCCAGCCATAGTGGATAAGGTAACGTCCTATCTGCTGTCGGCTACCTAAGTTAAAGATAGGGTGTTCAAACACACCATAGCTGAAGTCATCATCATAGTGGTATCCCTTCTCCCTGTGTTTAACCATAATGGCTGCTTCCGTGCCATCCTTCTTAGTAGGGTTCTTAGGGTAGTTCTTCTCTACCCAGATAGGAAGTGGAGTAAACCGCTCACGTACAGTGTCCTCTGCCTCTATCATCTTCTCTTTAAGTTCAGCTAAGAGCATGAAGGCTTTCTGTTCATCTAACAGCCAACCATTCTTAACTTGTTCAGAGATAATGGCGTGTACGTCCATCTCTAACTGTATTGACTTAGGGGAGAATCCTTTAGCCTCTACTAGTAGATGGTTATAGACCTTGACGTTTACAGCTACGTCATTAATACAGTACTCTAACATCTCATCTGAGTAGTAGGTAAACTCTGTGAAGTCACCTTTGAGATTACCTAGCCTCTCTCCCCATACCTTAAGTGAGTGACCTCCTTCACGAGTAGGTTTAAACAACCTAGACATAACTAACGTATCCGTTAATTGTATTCCTGTAAAGTCTAGATTGAGTAACCTCTCTAGCACAGGAATGTCATAGCCTAAGATATTGTGGCCTATAATCTCTGTGATACCCTCTAGGCTGAACTCTCTTACATTACGAGGAGTGTAGTAAGTTACCTCATTAGTATCCGCATCCTGACAGACGATACACCAGATCTTATCAGGAGTGAACCCATTAGCCTCAATATCTAATACTACTCTTCTAGAAGTCATACCCTTCTGTCTCCTTTATAATAGGCTCTAGCCCAGCCTCTAGGCGACTCGTAGATTGATTATAATATAACCACCCTGCAGTACCTGTATTACCTGTACGTCTACACTTAACGAGCTGTATCTTAGTACAGTTACGGGCATACTCATCTTCTGACATCTTATCACGGCTAAGTAGGATAGTATTGAATGCTATCTGGTTGATAGATCCTGAACCTTTCATATCATACTCATTCACATCATGTGCTTCCTTACCTGAAGGTTTACGCATGTGAGAAATAATGATGATACTGACGCCAGTCTCTTTAGATAACTTCAAACATCTATCCATGAACTCATCAATAATACCATTATCGTTAGAGGTCACAGCAGCCTGTAGGGGGTCTAGTACAAGTACATCACAGTCTAAACCCTTAACCATGTAGCGCATCTTACTGAAGAGTTCATCTGCGTCTGTACTGCCTAAGTGATCTAGTACGTGTAACTTATCCGTGTCTGCTAACTCCAAATACTTCTTGTGGAGCATATCGTAGTCTCGGTCAGGTTGAGGGATGTTAGATATGTTATTGCCTATGTGTACAGACAAGAGCTTCTCTATCGTTTCACCTCTATCGGACTCTAAGAAGATACAACCAATACGTTTATTAGATTCCATCAACATACCATAGACTAAGTTATAGACTACTGTACTCTTACCTACTGACGTTAGAGCTCCTACGACTGTCACCTCTCCTGCAGCGATACCTCCGTTCATCATGGCATTAAGCGTACCGAAGGCATGGGGAAAAGGAGTCACCTCCTCAGTACCTCGCTTAATGAATACATCCCAGTTGTCTGGATCTGATAGAGAGATAACGCCTACAGGACGGTGAGGGCGAGCAGACCACCACTGCTGGGTGAACTCCTTAACCTTACCAGCCTTAAGCATCTCACAGGCATCCTTAAGAGGCATAGACATAACCTTAACCTTATTAGGGCTAAACAGATCTACTACATTCTTTACTGCCTCCTCACCTGCCTGATCTTGATCCATACATAGGATGACAGACTCGAACCCCTCCAAGAACTCAAGCGATTCCTTAATGCCCTTTACAGCCGAGCCTGAGCCATTCTTTAGGCTTACTACAGGCCACTTACCGTGAAACATCTCTGACACTGCTAGACAATCTAACTCGCCTTCAGTGACTGTAATGAACCGACTGTTGCTGCCTTCAAAGAGGTGCTGACCAAATAGACCTGCGGAACCTAGATCTCCACTGCAATAGAATTGCTTGTCTTTAACTACTCTGGTCTTAAGTGCTACCTTTGTATCATTATTGAAGAAAGGATAGTAATGTTTAGTGATCTGACCTTTAGCATCATACTCAATCGTTACACCATACTTAGCTGCAATGTCTGCAGAGATCTTACGGTCTGGAATAGCTCCTCTAGTGCCCTTCTCTAAGTCTACTGTTGGTTTCTTTACTTGGGATGGGGTCATTGTCCTATGTTCCGCTGTAGTCGTGTTAGTATTACTGTTTACGAAGTGATTGCATCCTACTGAGTAACAGCTAGAGTGACCATCTTTATACTTAACTAAGTTATCTTTAGAGTTACATCGTGGGCAAGGCCCTCTACTCTCTACTTCTGCGTTCTCTCTAGTGTAAGAAGCCATTTCTTATGTTCCTCGCTTGTTAGGTAGTGTGATAATACATTAATGATAGCATATTGACAGAGCCTGTCTTTCTGCTTGTCCTCTTCTTTAGAGTACCAGTCATCAGATACTTCATCTAAGACACTATAAAAAGACTTCAACTCTGTGATGACTATACCATCTACTGTTTCTTCCGTTAGTGCTACATTAATCATTTAATAACCTCTCTATGTTTACTAACTTCTGGTGCTTTATCCCTGCATATAGATCATAAACGTGTATACAGGCCCTAACGGATGACTCAGCGCGTCTCAGTATCCTACTACAATCATAGATAGGGACATTCATTGCTCTTAAGTCTACTAGTAGGTTCAGGTCTCTAGGTGTCCAATCTGGGGACTTACGCTTCTTTACCTTTACAGCTACTGTGTCTGAGATCCACGAGTTCCTAATAACCTTCTTAGGTGGCTCAGGTGGCTTAATTACTACTTTCTTTTTCTGTACTTCCCCTTGAAAGCGTTCAGGGATCTTAGGTTTAAATATGATACTCACTGAGTGTCCCCTCTAACTTAACTAACATGGCTGAAATAAGGGTAGCTTTGGCTAGGTTATAAGCCCCAAAAGGTTCTTTCATCTTAGACCCTTCGATGTAGGTATTATACTCTTTAGTCAACCTAGCTACTTCTTTTGCTTTGTAACGTGCTTCTGCTTTATTACTCATAGTTACTCCCCATATGACTGGATAAAGAAATCATGATATGCCGAGTCGCTTGCTGTATTACCTAATAGGGTATCCGCTACCTCACCTTCGTGGTTGTACCGTACCAACAATGGAATACCTCTAAACCCTAGATCTATAACAGTGTTCTTATGTGTCATATTAGACACGTTAGCCTCTTGGTAGCCTGTAAGCCCCATCCCTTCTAGGCGTCCTTTGAGGGCCTTACAAGCTACGCATGTATCCCCTGTAAATAATGTAATCATTCGTTGTATTCCTGTAGTGCTGATAGTGGTAAGTTAAAGCAATCACTCTTAAACGTAAAACCGTTAGAGGGATCTACTTCCCCTTTGTGTTTCTTTGTAGCTTGTGTAAAGTATAACTCTTTAGGCATTAGTCCGGCAAACCATAAAACTGAGTAGTCACTCTTAATACGGGTGAAGGCATAATAGTCACACTGTTGCTTTGTGTTGTAAGATGAGATAGAGCACTCATAATGAGGCTGAGGTATAGACCTACATTGTTTAGACTTAACATCCACTGTCTTACCTTCTGCAGTGATTAGATCATAGTCGTAGGTATTAGCCTGTGGCCACTTAAAGTGGTCTGAGAGGACAATCTCACCTAAGAAACCTATGACATTACCCTTACCTTTAGTGATTGAATTCTTTAAGATACCCATTTCATCAGACATCATCTGTGCCTTTATTACCTGAGCATCCGTAGGCTTTAATTCTAGTATAGTACACATATTAACTTTTCCTTTAGGCATAAAAAAAGAGCAGTTTTACTTCAGTGCTCAGGAAGTTTACTTATACCTTACATAAGGTAGTTAGAAGTCTGTGGAGTCCTCTTCGCTACCTTCAAAGTCTAACGGAATACCACCATCACCCATATCTAATACCTTGATACGGTTGGCGTAAGTACCTAGACCATGCTGAGGGTGTACATTACCTTGTTTCCACTGTACTTTGATCTTAGCACCTCGGGGTAATTCTTCCTTCAACATTAGAGGCTGACCATTATCATCTAAGACATCGATACTATATCCAGACTTAAACTTACGTTGGCCTACACCTTTGTAGTCTTTTACATTAACACCCATATTAGATAGCTGACAAGCTTCCCCTTTATCCATACAGATAGTTACGTTATATCCTACATCTTGACCTTGATATTGGTCTTCTGTTAGAACGTGACAGAATGCAACATAACCTTCAGAAACTGATAGACTCATAATTAATTATCCTTTTGTATTCGCTTTAGTACGCTTATAGGAACAAACCTTATTGTTTACCCTATGTGTATTAGTGTAACTCAGACATCAATCTAAGACAACCTTAATTTCAGACTAACTCAAATAAGAGTTACAGCTATGGCCGCTTAGTGCTCTTTAGTCTTAACCTTTAAGTGTTAATCTTAATGTTAACTCTAAAGGATGTTCCTAAGTGCCTAAGAAACTTAAGTGAGTTTAGCACATATCACTCCAATAGTATATAGTCCTCTTCTGTTATGTCTGTAATAAACTCTAATTGCTCGTTTAGGGTCTCCTCTTGTTCTTCTAAATTAGTAGTTAGTGAAGTATCCATAGATACAGTTAAACAAGCACCACATAAACTAGTGTTGTCTATCTCTACTTCTAATAGTCTATCACACGATTTACATCTCATAATCTTACCTCTACCTCTACCTCATTAATAAATCATCTAGGTCTAAATTAGACAGTATTGCCGCTTCCCTTGCACTATCGGCAGTGTGGAAGTTAATGTAGTCTAACATATCCTTCCTATGGGTTAACTCAAACTTAGCCTTCCAGTACTCTTGATCCTGCTGTAACTCAAATAATGACAGTCTACCCCCTTTATTTTGCTTTTGTTCATCCCATCTAAGATACTGGAGTGTGTCTTGTAATTCATCCCTATCTTGTTCATCTAATAGGAATAACTCTGCTGCATCATCACTCTTATAGAAGATTACTAGATCACCTGTTTCTTGTTCTAATTGTACTTCTAACTTCCTACGCTTATTCATGTTAATGCCCTCCTCGTTTTAACCTCACATCGTGCCCAATACTACGATACCTCCTCAGAGCTTCAGAATCGCCTTCTGAGAAGCCTTTAGAATGTAGTAACCCCGTTATATACCAGTAGAATGAAAAGGCGTCAGAAGGCTTAATAGCCCTCTTAAACTCCCTATCCTTTAATATACTCTTTACTTTAATAGCCATCTACAAATACTCCTAATATTAAACTCACCCATAACACTATACCTACCATTATGAGCAATACATAATCCCAGTCTATACCCTCTAACCACTTACGCATAATCTAACCCCACTCTTTGTTTATCTTCTAATGTACGCCTAAGTTCAATCTGCTTGTGAGCTTTTAGCTTCTCGCAGGCCTTCTTAATTAGCTTGTACCTGTTAGCCTTCTTGTTAGTCAATACATTAGCTTTAAACATATTAGCCTTCTTTACGATATCGCTTAGCCTGTCCTCCTCTTTATAATCATCATTATCCTTAAATTCATCTAACCAACTAAAGTTTACCTTACTCTTGTTATCCATCGCTTTAACCCTCATCTAATTCAAAGTTAAACATCTCTTGAGCTTCTGCCCATACGTCAGTAAAAGGAGCACCGCAGGCATCCAGACACTGTAGGAAATAACTATCCCTCTCTATCGATTCTAGATAGGCCGATTCTACTTCTACCATTCTTGTCTCTCTTATAACACTCATAATAGCACCTGTAGGCTAGTGAATTTATATACTCTTGGCCCTGCAGCCATCTTGACTAGACATTGCCCATTATCTTGATTAATGCTTGCGATGATACCATAAGGCTGCAAACCATATTGCAATCTAACCACACCACCTACCTTATAATCTCTTAAATTATGTAACATAACTATACACCTCCTTTGTACGTTTCTAGGGCGACGTCTAAGGCCGCCTGATCTACTTCGGAACCTATCCACCTCAAGTCGCTAGACACTGGTTCTAGGCCGTACCACTGCCCTACACTGTCGCTAGATTGTACCTTAATGTAGACATCACCTTTATTATCTACCACTAGGGCACCGGTTAACTGTTCATATGCTTCTATATTCATTTTAGTTTACTCCTTATTCTATTTAGTTCTAAGACCATACTGCCTAAAACTGTACCCGTCCTGTTTACCGGCCTTAATCATGGCCTCTATATCGTCGTTAGACGTTAACAGGCGCAGGGCTTGTATCATTATTGTTTCATACTCTATCGCGTTACCTAAGCGCAACACGCGCCTTGCTGTTTTAATTGTATCTTTAATATTCATTGTTAGTAGTTCCTTTAATCATCATCGTTATGGATATCGCAGTGCTCGAAACACTCTGCACATATACCCTCTTCTAATATTCCAGCGCCACAACAGGCACTGCATTCTTCTAAATCGTATCGACTGCCTAGCTCCAAATCGTAGGCGTTAGACCACGCCATATGGGCGCTTGTGCTCGCATTACTTGCGCTTACTAATGCGCCCATATCAATATGGCCCGTTAGTCTGTTGGCCTTAATTACTGCAGTATACGCCATTAGTGCCGCGTCCCTTTTAACCGCTAACCTTTCTAAGTTATCCATACATTACCCCATTAATATAGCTTTTAATTGTTTGATAGACTTACCCGTAATAGCCGCCAATTGGCTCAGAAGCATATTAGGGTTTTGATCGTATAGCTCTATAATCTGTTGGTTATCCATCTTATGCTACCTCTTTTAATTCAATCAAGTTAGTATTAATTATAAATATGCTATCTGCAGGATCTACGCCTTGCCCTTTAGCAGTTTTATATTTTAATCCAATAATACAATTAGTATATGCTAGATTCTCAATATCTGAGCCATCGCCATTGATAACCTTTTTACCCATGAACGTATCAGGCATAGGCCCATAGAATACTACCGACATAGGGACGCTAGTTTTTAGGGCCATATCAACTTGCTTCTGGTATCCCGCTGCGCGGCTATAGCTAAACATCAATTGATAGTTATCAGGTAAACTGGTTAACCGCTTGGCAATCTTTGTATAGTCATAAAAGTTAACATCGGGGAATAGCTGCGGTATTGAGCCGTTTTGTGCTAATTCCCATCGTATATCACTAATAACATTCAAGCGAATATAACACTCTACGCCCTGTTTAATACATAGACGTTCAAACAATACTATTTCTTTAATCAACTGAGCGATAAACGCGGGCCGATCATTCATATAGAAGTCTGTTTTAGCTTGCCTCGCTTGCTCTACGTTATCGAATACCCCACGACCTGACGCCTTTAGACAGGGCTTAGCGCACTCTGCGATATGGCGCATTGTGCAAATAGTATCGTTAGGGAATAGAGACAAGCCCGCAACCCTGATTTTAATGTCTTTATTATTCTTAGACAATTTAGTATTGCCGCCGTTAGTATCAAGTAATTTCATGGTGCTGGTATCCTATAGTCGTGCGTTGGTTAATCAGTTTAATTTAAGGCCCTATTGTTTAAGGCCCTATGTTAACTTGATTAGAGTTAAGCTTCGGGTAAGTAGGCTGCATTAATGCGGCATAGATATCCCATTGTTCCTATCATGGCCTTGAATACGAATTCATCTTCTCGCATGATATCGACCACCTCATATCCTGAATTGACCTTTGTCACCTCTAGATCTTCTTCTCTGCGCATAAGCTTAAGTAAGTTTTGTACTGCTGGTTTAGTTAAGATTCTTGTATATGTTTTCATTGTGCTGGGCCTTTCATTGATTTAGTTATATAGTCGAGCTCAAGTGCAACATCGGTTCCCCATTCAGATTTAGCCATATGAGGACGTTCAATCAATAGCTGCTCAAATGAACAGTCGGCACGAAACATGGCTAAGGCGTAGTCATAAGCACTATCTAGCCAAACGTGGCTGCTATCACTGTAGGTCTTGGCATAGGCTCTGTTGTTATCTTCAAACATGATATGTAATCCTTATTGATAATGGTTCGCATTAGCGCCCATATGGCCCCTTTGCGTTGTTGTTGGGTTAAGTATACCGACACTATGAATCCAAACGTACCTAAACACGACACATACAAACTAATACACGACACCACCTAAACTACACCTAATTCACTCCAGCGCATAAAGAGGAACGCATGCGAGTAACATAGACAACCAGACAATACTTACTCAGACACGACACGTACTTGCTTAGGTGAGACATTTGCCCTGTACTGTACGATCTATGGTTAGTCTATACAATGTATAAGCCTATAGCCTAAAGCCCACACAAGCGCACGTTGGAGCTCACAAGGCTATTGCTACCCTATGCCATACCTTACTGTTCTATACACGCCAACCATACCAGTATGCGACACTCAATAACCATTCAGTAGATGTATACCAGTGTATGCTAATGTGTATACCAGTGTGTACAATGTATACCCTAGTGTACCTAAGAATACCACGCTCACGCCCTCTTACTCTTGTCAACTCTAGCACCACTTGTGACTCATCAGTCAGCCCGTGACTATCAAGAGCCCTCTGGTCACACTCTGACCGTGTAGTCATAAGGTGACTCAGGTGGACTCAGGAGTCATAATGTGACTGAAAGAGTGTCTGGAGTCACGGAATGACTGGCGGGTCAGGGGGGCCCCTTATGGCATAAGTAATAAAATGTATATAGACTCATAGGCACATGAGAGGGAATATGAGAGAAAAGGGGCACATGAGAGGGAATAT